GGATGTGTACGAGGATTCTTTACTGCAAAACTACAATGAAAGAGCAGAACAGACAAAGACCATCCAGACCACACAAACCCAAAACAAGAAAGCCTTGGATAAGGCAGTCGAAGATCATAATGAACGGAGAATAAAGCTACAAGAGAAACATGGCATATCTGATGAGATCTATAATGATGCCGAGTTATCTTTTAGATCGGCGATAGACTCCGTGAGGCCAGGCCAGGGAGATCTTATTACAGACACCCTTATCCAGACAATGGGAGAAGGATCCGAGAAGATCATATTCCACTTTAAGAAGAACAAAGCAAAAATGGGAGAGCTTATCTCTCATCTTGTATCTGATCAAAGCGGATTAAAGGCAGTCGCTTATCTTACAGAACAGAAAGTTAATATATCAAACACCAAGCCAAGAAGATCAGCAGCCAAGAAGCCTGCTTCTGAAGTTGATGGTGATATCCCACCAAACGCCAAAGCTGGAGCTCTAAAGAGAAAGTATGATGCAGCTCATAAAAAAGGCGGTGGGCAGGAAGCCTACAACATAAAGAAGGAAGCCAAAAAGATGAACGTTGATACCTCTAGCTGGTAAGGAGAAATAAACAATGGCATCTTCAACAGGAAAGCAAGCAGAAGTAATGTTTGAGAAGTACAAAGAGACTTATGAACAACAGGATTCCATGCTGGACCTGGTTGATTTTCATGAGCCAGACGCAGCAGACATGCAGAATTCAAGCAATATCATATGGTATCCAGTTCAGCAGCACGCTCCTGTCAAAAAGGGTTGGGATTTGACCGGGGAAGAGACAGGTATTATCGAAGAGACATACCCGGCTATTCTCGATGTGCCTAACAATGATCTTGTCCAGGTGAGAGCCGATGATAGAAGGGACCCCAGGTTTTGGAATCGAAGAGCAGAAGAGTCTGGTCAGCGTCAGGCAACAGAGCTTAACAAGGACATTGCCCAGGCTATCGCCACACAGGGCTCTCTTTTTTATCGCTCAAATGATACCTCTGGTTATGACTTCATCTCTGAGGCTGAGGCCATTATGGATGAGAGACAGGCCAAGGTAAGTGAGCGTTATTTCATGCTTAATAACCGTGACAACAGGCTGTTCGGTGCGGACCTTGCTGCACGTCAGACTGTATCAGGTCGTTCAGAATCAGCATGGAAGAATGGGATGGTTGCTCAGGATGTTGCAGGATTTGACGTTATGAAGGGTAGTTTCCTTCCTAACATCACAGGCGCAGCAGATCCAGCCGTGACCGTAACAGGCAATCAGTCTTTTGCACCTTCTAGCGGTTCTGTGAACGCCACAACTAAGGTTGTGACCAACGTTGACTACAGAGAAGCAAGCATTGTGGTTAATGACTCTTCCCTCCTTTCTGTTGGTGATAAGATCACTCTCCAGAATTCAGGCACAGACGTTTACTCTGTTGGACTTGCTGACAAGACTGTAACAAGTGAGGCTATGACCTTTACCGTGATTGAGCTTACTGATTCAACTCACATTAAGGTATATCCTAAGCCTATCGCAGCAGATGACAGTGCGCTGACCGATCTGGAAAAGGCATATGCCAACATCAACACCACTATCCTTAATGCAGCCACAGTAACCAGGCTCAACACTGATGCCACAAACAGAACAAATCTGTTCTGGGACAAGACTGCTGTTGAGGTTCTTGGTGGAACTATACCTGATGAGCTATTCGCCCAGTATGATGGCATGAAGGTTATCCAGGATACCATGAAGAACGGTCTTGAGCTGTACATGATCTATGATGGAAACATGATAGACATGACTTTCCGTTTCAGGATCTTCACCTGGTACGGCATCACAGTGTGCAATCCTTCCAATTGCGGTGTTGCAGTAACTTATTAATAACCTAATCAGGTGGGGTGAAAGCCCTGCCTGATCATAAGGAGGCTTTAAAATGTCCAGAATGTTTAGAATAGGCAGTGGAACCATTGCCAAGCAGAACGACTTTGACAACACAGAGGACCTTGTGGAGACAGTTGCAGCTGATGCTCTTGCAATTCCTGTCACTCATGGAATCATACAGAAGACAACAGGCGCAGATGCTGAGGCTCTAACCCTGGCTAATGGGAAACCGGATCAGATTCTGGTGATCAACCTTGTAACAGATGGTGGTGGAGACGGAACTCTTACCCCAGTAACCAAAACAGGTTGGCTTACTATCGTGTTTGCCGATGCAGGTGATCAGGCTGTGCTGATGTATGTAGATGACTCTATAGGATGGATTGTCCTAGGCCTGACAGGTAAGTCTGGCCCTCCAGCTCACACTTAATCTACCTTGGGGGGCTTAGGCTCCCCTATTCACAGGAGGCTATAAGAAATGCCAAAGAAATGTACTTCAATAACCACCACAGATGAGCAGATTAACGATATTATCACGCTTGTGAATGATATCAGATCCACTCTGAAGGGTGATTTTAATGTATCTAAACCCGGTCTGGCAATAGGTTCAACAGCTACAGCAGTATCAAATGTGGCGTTTGACTTCCAGATTGATGGGGTAAGATACAGCAAGGCAGCAGTGACAGCAGGAACAGCCCCAGGCAATGACGTGATCCCAGAGGATCTTTTTGGTGCGGTTGCTTTTGATATCAACGCAGCAGGAACCATCTCTGTTGTTGAGGCAGCAGCAAACGCCACAGGTTACGCTACCGCAGCTCTTGCGATTGCAGGGGTGGCCGATGTTGCCGATGGCAAAGCAAGGATGGGCTATGTGACTGCCTCAGGTGCTGAGGCTGCTTTTACTTTTGGGACTACTGATCTTGATGCAGCAGATACCACAGTAGCATATACTGATGCTGATACAGCATTTGAGACCATTGGGTCAGCAGTAACACTGTTGCCTGGTCAATCTTAAACCCTTGGGGGGCTCCGGCTCCCCATTATATCAAGGAGTAGAAAATGGGCGTTGTATTGTATAAAAAGGGTAGTTCTAAAAATATCAGAGGTTTCAATGTAGATTCACAGGTCTTTGATGAGTATCTTTTTGAACCTAACCTTGGTGCTGGATGGTTTTTGACCCCTGAAGAGGCATATGGAGAGGTTGAAGAGGTTATTGAGGCCCCAGTGGATGAGGAACAGGCAGAGTATGAAGAGCCTGAGATAGTAGAAGAGGTCATTGAAGAGGTAGAGGAACCTGAGGCACCAACCATTGAAGAGATAGATACAAACGGATCCGGCAAGCTGAGCAATAAAGAGATCAGGGCAGCAGCTCAGAATATGGGTATAGAAGATTACGACACTGCCAGGATCGCAACACTTAAGGAAAGAATGGGCCTATAAGGGGTAAATCATGGCTATCATGTTGAAAGCTGATGTAATAAACAGGGCATACTCAAAACAGAAGATATCGGGGATCACTTCTATTCCTTCTTCTGAGGATAATGAGCTTGCCCTTGAGACTTTAGAGGACTTGGCCCACGAGCTCGAAGAGGCGAGGAATATTTGCCTTGGATACAACTTTGAGGATGAGCCAGACCTGAATGCTCCAACCAACATAGAGCGCAAGAATAAAGATGCATTGGCAACCATACTTGGTGATCGGCTGGGCTTGGACTTTGGCAAGGACATGAACCAGCTCAAGGTAAGTGCAGCATGGTCCATATTATCAGCATCAGCAGCCCAGGTAAGAATGACTCAGTACCCATCAAGACAACCAATCGGAAAGGGCAATGAGAGATGGGGCCACAGGTACAGACGATTTTACAGGCCACAGGCTGACGCTCCTACAAGTTGCGAGACAAACAAGATGTTTATTGGTGATGTAAATGATTTTGTAGAGCATTTTGATTCATACCTCAGTGATCTTGAAGACATTGATACATACACCATAGAGGCCACAGATGGCCTTACAATAAGCACAAGCGCAAATGCAACCCCTGACATTACATACACGATTCAGGCCACAGGGGGCAGCTCAGGGTCCGGTGGTGGCTTGCAGCAGGTGCAGATACAAATCACAACCACAGTCACGGCCAGGAAAGAGACCAGGATTATCAACTTTGAACTTTGTGACCCAGACGGAGCATTGTAATGACCGCAATTACCCTAATTAAAGGGGATAAGGTAGCCAACGGACCGGAAACGGATTACCGTGACGCTCTGCCTGTCAATATGTATGCCGTTGAAAAGCAGATCTTAGGAGCCCAGGGTTATCTGTTGAACTACCCAGGATTAACCCAGATCGGCACAGGGTCAGGTATTGATAGGGGTGGCATCTACAATGAGCGGTTTGAGGATCAGTACAGGGTGTCAGGTAATAAGTTTATATCTGTGAGCTCCACGGGGGCAAAGACAGAGCTTGGCACTATCCCTGGTTCTGAGCAGGTGACTTTAGAGGGGTTCTACAGCTTTAATACTCAAGCAATAATTGGTGGTGGTGGATACTACTTATATGATCCGACTAATGGGTTCAGGCAAGTCACAGACACGGACACAGGAAGC